CTAGACTTCTCTGCGTAATAGCGTGTAATTTCATCTACGTGGTTTTGTGGGTTGAATGGTTCTGCTTCTACCTCTTCTTCTGCTTCCTCTGTAACTTGTACTTCAGGAACACCATTAGACTTAGAAACGAACTCAACTGCTTTACCTTCTAACTCTTCTTCCTCTTCTACAGGTTGTTCAGATTTAGCTACCTCTTCTTCAACTTCAGTAACCTCTGCTTCTTCAGTAGTAGGTTCTTCTGTAACTTCCTCTGTAACCTCTTGTGATTTAGAAAGAGCTTCTAGGATCGTAGCTAAAGTTTTTTCAAGACCTGCTACTTTCTCATGTAAATTACCGTTAGACTTGACAACTGCTTCGAAAGCTTTAAGGATGTCGGCACTGTCTAGAGAATCTTCGGATTTTTTAACTTCCTCTTTATCCTCTTTCTTGTCTTTATCCTTATCTTTCTTATCCTTCTTGTCTTTAGGAGATTTTTCTTTCTCCTTGTCTTCGTCTTCGTCCTCATCTTTCTTGGACTTCTCTACTTCTTCAGGTTCCTCAGCTTTAGCAGGTTCTTCGTCCTCAACTTTTGGCTCCTCTTTTGGTTCTTCCTCTTTAACAGGCTCCTCTACTACTGGCTCCTCTTTAGCAGGTTCAACCACTTCAGGTTCTTCGATAGGTGCTTTCGGCTCCTCGATTGTAACCTCTTTTTCTTTGTCAGACTTTTCTAGCTGTTCTAAGTCTTCAGTTAATTTAGCAAAAGTTTGTTTCGCACTCATTAGTTAAACTCCCTTCAGTTTAAATGTTTTGTTTAGCTTGTTGAGATAGTTGTTCTAACTTCTCTTTAGCTTCTACCCTTGAATATCCTTTTGAAATCTGTAAGAATAGGATCGCACTCTCAGGTGTGTATCTTTCCATTGCATCTAAGTAGTTACCAACTTCTCCCCATACATCCTTAAACTTAGATTCATCTTCTTCTTTCAATGACCAAGATAAGTTGTATAAGCTTCGTGCTAGACTATCAGGACTAATAGCAGCAACTCCTACACTCTCTTCAGGTGTAATTGCGTACCCAACTTGCCAACTCTTCATGAAAGCATCCCATACTGCATTCGGGTTAGCAGGACTTGTTGTAACCGCCACATTTGTGATATATGTACTTTTAATAATCCTTGGATCAGCTTTGTCTCTAGCTTTAGCAAAACCTTCGATAGAGAATCCAATCTTTCTATCAATACCTGATTTTTGAATACTGTTAGCTAGATTCCAAATACTCTTCGCATATGGATTATCTTTGTATAGCTTACCCTCTACGAATAAACCAACATCATCTACATGTGTACCTTCAGTAGGAACACCAACCTTGTATTCTTCACCTTGGAAGTGTTCGTAATTTAGATACCCGTGAGTGATGAAATGACTGATATCAATTCCTCTCGGATCAATAATGTCGTCTTGTAAGTCAAGGTCAGGCGTTGTAGCGTAACCTCTCAGGCACCACGATTTACTACTTGTATCTTCGTTACTCTTACTGATAGACTCTTCGATGTCGATAGGAACGAATAAATTAACTTTACCTGTTATGGGGTTAACAGCTTGCATCTAGGTATCCTCCCCTCTAAGTGGTATGCGCCTGTAAAGTATACCGACCTTACAAGCACGTTTTGATGCTATTAATATAACAGAAGTACCACTTAATTGAGGATTATTTACCTTTACCGCCTTGTTTTGAAGCGTTTGTATTCTTCGCACCTTTAACCTGTCCGTCTTTGCCTACCCCTTTGTTGTGGGTTCCTTTACCGTTAACATTACTAGAGTTACCGTTCATCCCTTTCTGTTCTGCTTGGGACTTCTCTTCCTTCGGTGTTTGCTCTTTCTTGTTACCTGGAACTTGTCCGTTAGGTGTCATCGCTACTTGTTGTTCCATCATTTCTTTTTGCATGATTTGACCTAGACGTTGTACGTGAACACCATTTAGAATGATGTCTCCACCTTCGATAGGAGGTAAACCTAGTTCATTACGAACATCGTTAATTGTTAGACCGATTTCTGCTTTAGCTGCTAGGATTTCGATAATCTCACGTTCTGTTTGAACATCTCCACCAACGAAACTAAATAAGTAACGATCCCCAAATTGTGCAACGATATATTTGTTGATTGCATCTTCGATGAACTTCAGTAAAGGCTCTAACCCTTTATCTTTAGAGCTACGATGTTTCTCTTTCGTACTACCCTCGTTTAGAGAGTTACCACTACTACCTGTAGCTCCCCCACGGTTAGGGAAGTTAATCTCAGATGGGTCGATAGCGTAGATAGAGCAACATACGTTAATTAAATAGTTCAACCACTTCTCAAATTCCATATCTCTAGATGATTGAGTCATGTTAACGAAATTAACATCCTCGGCAGAGATTACAGGAATCTTCCAAGCTCCATTGATACCACTAAACATTGCGGTCCATTCACGTCTAAATGCCTGTAACGCTTGGTTTGATTGGTCTTGTCCCGTTTTGATGTGTAATAGACCTCGTGTAGTACCACCTTGTGCGAAGTACCTAGCATTGAATAGCTCTGTATTTTCGTGGTACTGTAAGTGGTTCATAGCAACCTCTAACTCGGAATATCCGTAGCGGCCGACTGTAATATCGGTTCTCGGATTGTGTACCTCCCAAGCCATTTCTTTTGCTTTAAATTCTGCTACCTTTCTACGCTCTAGAATCTGTACGTATTTGGCAACATTCTTTCCTTTAGGTTCATGACCTTTCTCATCTACGGCTACATAGATAGTAGACGCATCGACCGCTTTGAATCGGTTTAACTCACCTTTTGTATCGTAGATAAGCTCGAAGTTAATCTTGTCATATACCAATCTATCTCGAACAAGTTTCTTTACAAATGCTCGGAGATTATCTCTCGTGAAATCATCGTGACTCTTGCCTGTATGTTGTAGGAAGTCTTCAATACGTTCCATTTTCGCAATGTCATGTGAAGTTGGTTTATCTAACGGGTTCTTTAGTCGAACCTCGTATCCGATCCCTCTATCACTATGTCTAGCAGGAGTACAGAATAACGATACTTGGTTTACACGAGTATTAATAATTGCGTTAAGAATAATATTCTTTCTAGACCATAACTTCAATGTCTCTAGTAAGTTATGATTCCCTCTTGACGAAGGAGCTTCTTTGTAATCAGGGTTCATCGACATACTACCTAAAAGAGGTTCCTCATATGCCTTAGCCCGTCCTTGGCCGCTTGATTTGCTTTTCTGTATCTGTTCGTCTTCTAAGTGTTTGATAGCCAGTAGAAGGTTGTCGTCTACCTTTCTGATATTCTCAGGTGGCATATCATTACTTCGATTAGTGAACCAGTCTAATACACTCATTCATGTCACCTCAGTTTATTTACAAGTTATGTTTTGTATTCAACGGGGTTTCGTGAGTTGTCTTCGTGGTACTCAAATACTTTACGACTGTTCAATACGTTATCATAAGTATCTTTGACTAACTCGTTATGCTTGTTTACTAGAAGCACTTGGTCATCATCGGTTAAATCTACAATCAACCGTTTATCACCTTCGATAACAGAGTAAACGGACACATTGGTACCACCTAGTGACTTATAGTAGCTAATGACTTCCAACCATGTGTAGTTGTGGTTCAGAAGTTGTTTAGCTTTCTTCCATTTCGTATCTTTGCTGAATAAACTCACATAGCTCACGCCCTTAGATATAATATAAGACTACATAGTAGTAATTTAGTGAATACGGAGTACGTAATGTGTATCTTAATTATATCACAGTAGTTAGATACGACCCGTGCTAGAGACCGTTACAAAAAGAAAAAGAACTCACTAAGGAGTTCTTAAAGTACTTTATTGAATGCACCTGCATCGGATACTTTTGCAGTCGGCACCGATCCGTTAAAATCTATCTTGTTGTACGAGCTTGTATTCGTAAAGTGAACGAATGCACCAGGAGTTGAAATCAAGTGAGTATCCCAAAGCATACCCTCGAATCGGTTCTGTTGCCCGTTCACACGTAGTACTGTTGTTGTCATAGCAGAAGGTTGTATTTGAAGTCCAGTGAACATATTTCCACTACATTCGTTCGGGATCGTTTCAGAAGATTCAATTACAATCATTTCAATACAATCATCTAATGAGATGTCTTTAAATCTATTCGCATTCACCCAAGCCATACCTGTATATGGTTTATCTGCTCGTAGCTCTAACCCTCTTCGTAGACCACTAATCTTGATGTCGAAGAAGTTTACGAATGATACTTCGTGACCAGTTCCACCTGCAAAGCATGAGATACCTACGCCTTTGTAAGAACCTGCCCAGTTAACGATGACACCGTTCTTAATAGATGTTCTGTTCCATGTGTTATAAAACTTATTCTTACCATCCAAGTAGAAGACCGCAGAATCAAATGACGGATCGTCAATAGCGATGTACGGATTTGTCACGGATGCGTTCGTCTCTAATTCTAGTACACGTACGTTACTACCAATAACTAGTTTTGTACCATAGCCAAATAGTAGTTCCACGTTCTTCTTAATGATGATAGGTGCAGTGATGTAGTAGTCTTTAAACTCTTCTAGTTGTACAGTCTTGTCTGTTGTGCTTACACTTGCAGCATTGATTGCGTTTTGAACCTGTTCTGCATGTGTTGCTCCACTAAATGATTTAACTTGTAGCATAGAGTCCCACCTTTCACATTTGGTCTTACCAGTGTAATATAGGACTTCTACATACGAAAAAAGACCCCTCGAAAGGAGACGAGGAGTCTTTTACATCTATTATTTGCCACCACACCAGCCACTAGGCACCTACGGAGACCACAAATGAACTCTCGCAAACCTTTTACAGTGGATTTTATCGACCTTTACGGGCTAGTCTCTCTTTTGGAGACTCATCTTGCCCTCTTTGACCTGTACAACTATTACCTTTGAACGCATAAGAACTTTTAACTTGTCAACCTTTGAACACTTAGCTTTGAGCTTCTTACACCTGTTTGTACCCCGCTTCCTCGGGGGTACTATCATATATGTATTAGCCCAATTTGGCTACCGCTTAGTTTTGACTAATCTGTCAAAAGTATCTTGTTCTCACTATATCGTTAGTAAGGGACGCATTTGGTTGGTAAGTGTCGGTGTGTTAGCAAAGGCTTGTCCCTCTCAAAGAGAGGGAGTCAACCTACTATTTGACTTCGAACTCGATATCCGTACGAGCGTTGATTTCGGATAATGAAGCATCCACATCTAACTCGAACGAATTGATATCTTCTTCCATCTGATTGATAACCTTACGGATACCAATAGGATCGACAAGATTTGGTTTGTAGCGAGACTCTGCATTTTTTACGATGCGAGCGTGGTCAGCGTCATCAACCTTACGGTCTTTGCCACCTTCCTCTTCTAAAACCTTATCAATTCGAGCGTCTAACACTTGTTGTTGAGCGGCTACACGTCTAGTAATCTCACTAAACTGCGATTGCAGTTGTTGTAAAAGAACTTTCTCGTGTACAATTGAATCCTTACGGTCAATTGCTTCTGCAACTGTCATCTGCTTACCTGCTACAGTAACTGTAGTTACTGCGTTAGACTGGATAATAGCAGCTTTAATTGCGTTTCTGCGTTTAATCAAGTCCGTAGCAGAGTCGTAACGACCTTGAGCATATGAAGAAAACTCGTCAGGTGTTTTGAATCCTTGTGGAGCACCCTTGTCACCTACGTAGAAATTCACGAAAGATTGTTGAGTGGCACGAGTGATACGATTACCTAAAGTCTTTAACTCCATTAAACCACGTTGAACTGACATTTGTTCCATTTCAATTCCCCCTATTAAATTATCAATTTTGAACATACTAAAGCGATAGGAATAGATGGGATCGAACCATCGACTTCGGGCGTATGAGACCCACGCTCTACCACTGAGCTATACTCCTACGTTGGCAGGGGAGGGAGGAATCGAACCTCTTAACGGTGGTTTTGGAGACCACTGGCTTACCTCTTGCCTTTAAGTTTCTCTCCCCCATAATATGGTACCGAGAGAGGGATTCGAACCCTCACTGGATGGCTTCTAAGACCACGATCTCTACCTGATTGGATTACCTCGGCATAAATGGTACTAGTGACAGGATTCGAACCTGTGACCAATGCCTTATCAAGACACTGCGCTACCTGACTGCGCTACACTAGTATGGTATCGGAAGGGGGACTCGAACCCACCACGCCCCAAGGAGCAACGCATTTTAAGTGCGTTATGTCTACCAATTCCAACATTCCGATATAGTTGTACCTTCTCTGTTTCCGCAAAGAAGGTAAGTAAATAAAAAGACAACAACATATTATAAATTTTTTGGTGTGCCAGGTTGGACTCGAACCAACGTACCTTTCGGGGGAGATTTACAGTCTCCTGCAATTGCCACTATGCGACTGACACATATTAAAGTGGACAAGGTTGGGGTCGAACCAACGACACTACGGGTTTCAACCGTATGCTCTACCAACTGAGCTACCTGTCCATAATAGAGGGATATCTTGAACCTGTTTACTCGGATATCCAAAGTTTTAACCTACTTCGATTGACACGGGTCGTAACCCTGTAGGAGGTGTGTGAAAAACCTAAACATAAACAAAGTACGAGTGGTTGGGATCGAACCAACGTGATCTGCGCCCCAAACGCAGTGACTGACCTCTAGCCTACACCCGTATGATATATCAGCATGACTGGATTCGAACCAGCGAATAGACGATCCACAGTCGTCCGTGTTAAGCCACTTCACCACACACTGGAAACTAAGTCTAATAAGTGGTCACGTTAACCATTGTAGGCTATTAGGCTTAGTTTCCAAGGTGTGACCTTGGGTAGACTTCGGAGGAAGGGGTCGAACCTTCACGCTCTTGGGTCAAAGCCAAGCGACTTTACCAGTTTGTCCACTCCGAAATAATAACTTATACACATTGTATCATAGTCTGTAACTTGATGCAAGCATATAATTAAAGTTTTTTAATTTTTTTTTAAGCCGAGGAAGAGGGATTCGAACCCCCGCACGCTTTCACACGCCTATTAGTTTTCAAGACTAACCTCTTTTATCCACTTGAGTATTCCCCGAAAAAGACTTACCTGGTCCGCTATCATTAAATGAGGAAGCGTGGTAAGTTCCTGTAACACCCCCTGTAGGAATCGAACCCACGATCCACGGGATAGAAGCCCGTTGCCTTAGTCCACTTGGCTAAAGGGGTAAAGAAAAGACGGGTTTTATCGTTGCCCCGTCACAACGCATGGCTCATACGTCCATAACCTAACTCGAATAGCTAGGTGAAAATTCCTGTTTTGGGCACGGATACACAGGCAACCATTGTGCGCCCCTTGGGAGGTTCGAACTCCCGATACGTAGGACATAATCCTACTGCCTTAACCGCTTGGCTAAAGGGATTACGAGGATAACGGGATTCGAACCCGTGCTTCACGGTAGACAGCCGTGCGTGTTAACCACTACACTATATCCCCAAGTTGGTATCGCATAGGGGATTCGAACCCCTGAATGCTCGGTAGAAAGCCGAGTGTGTTAGCCAATTTCACCAATGCGACATAATAGGAGCGAGGAATGGGAATCGAACCCATGCTACTTTACCTACGGTAAGTGTTCTGCCACTGAACTATCCAAGCATAAATGGTGCCGACTAGAGGACTCGAACCCCTGACCTACTGCTTACAAGGCAGTCGCTCTAACCAACTGAGCTAAGAAGGCAAATTGGAGGGACATGTCGGAATCGAACCGACCTCCCCTGGTTGGAAGCCAGGGATAATTAACCGATATACTAATGCCCCGTATGGTGTACACGGTGGGAGTTGCACCCAATCCTTCTTCCTATACAAACCTAATCTGACTTAGGTGTTTCTTTATTATAGGAGAGCATCACCAGTTTTACCGTACATCTTTACTCTTCACTTATGCCTTCAGATACATAAGTATACTAAGTTGCAACGTATAAACCAGTTTTACTAAGCTGCACATTATGGCGTACCTGGGTGGATTCGAACCACCGACCAATAGCTTAACAGGCTACTGCGCTACCACTACGCTACAGGCACGTTATATAATATATTATAACATAAGTTCATTATAACATATACGTAAGAGAACGACTGGATTCGAACCAGCGAATACTAGGGTTGCAACCTAGCCCGTTAACCGTTTCGGTACGTCCTCATAAGAGTAAGGAAGGAAAGGGATTCGAACCCTCGCTACCTACAATAGGTACTATCAACTTAGCAGGTTGACCTCTTCACCAACTTGAGTACCCTTCCATATTAAAAAGTAACATAACCTATAAATGAAAATCGGAGGAGAAACATCTATAGGTTATGTAGACAGAAAATTTAAGGAGCAGGATTATAAGTCACCTTTCCACGGGATCGTTATGTGCCCCTCTAACCAATAAGGAGTGGTTGTTTACTTACTAAATATCTAAGCCTGTACTCAGTATAACACAGACTATAACCTAGTACAACCCTAGAGACCATCTTTTTTCAACTTTTTTAAACTTTTTTATTTGAAGATGGATTTTCCGTTCGGATCGTCTATCTTAATATTAATTTTATTATAAATACTTTAATATTAATTTTAATATAAATAATATAATTATATATACAGTGTACTTATAAATATAATGGTACATGTTTTATCTATTTTATGTCCTATTTAAATTATAACTTTTTGAACAGTTCAAGTATAAAGTAGTTCTAACTTGAATATACTTCAAGTATATATGTATCAAGGGTTAACAGTAACATCAAATAGAAATGTACTTGATGATAGAGTCAAATTAGTACTATTTAAATGTGTCAGAAATAGAGAAAAAATGTCCTATTTAAATTTTAACGTATGTCCTATTTAATTTTATATAATATTTAATAGTAATAATAGTACTTAATAATAAATATAATAGTATATATACAGACCAGTTATAATTTAAATAGGACAAAAATATACTCAAGTAGTCTATAAAGTCAGTCATAGCAAGGGTTTTAAATATGACAGAAATTTTAAATAGGGCAGAATAACTTTCATCAAGTAGGTAAAAATAAAAATAGGCAAGGTCAAGTTTAAAATGTTGTTGACAGTTAATCAACAAAGTGTTACGATGGAGTCAAGATAAAACAAACCAATACAAATGAGAACGTCAAATAAAAATCACATGAAGGAGTTGAGTCAAATGACAGTTACTACAATAAATAAGAAAAATACAAAGGGAGGTATGATTACGATGGTAGCGAAGAAAACAACTAAGAAGACACCAAAAATGCTCAAGAAGTTCAGAATGGATGCAGGTCATACGATTTACAGTTTAGCGGATAAGTTAGGAGTGGACTACACAACTGTTAGCAACTGGGAGAACGGTAATAAATACCCGAGACCAAATAAGATTACGGAATTAGAAGACTTGTTCGGAGTTAGCTACAGAGACTTATTCGAAGACTTACCTGAGGATCAGATTGCGGAGTTAGAGAGACGTAGATACAATAAGAACTAAAAATAAGGAGTAGGGGAAACCCACTCCTTTTTCTTATGCGTATGTTGGTACCATCTTCACAATCATCTTTGGATTGACGAAGAAGTAGGCACCAGTCAAGTCCACTGTAGCGTACACTCGTAACATCGGTGCTCGACTGCCCTTGATGTAGTTACCGATTACTGAGTCAGGTGTTTCAGGTACCCCACCTAGATTGAACTCATCCATTGACACGTACACCTTTTCACTTGTAATCATTGTTAGTTCTACTGTTTTTAACTTAGCCACTTGTTATCATCCTTTCTTATTAGTGCTTACTTGCTAAACTGAAGATGTAGCTAATAAGTCCCCCAAGAATAACCATTAGCGCATTCTCGATTAGCTTCTGCTGCCTATCCGTTCCTTTCTCTCCTTTCTCCTCAAGTTCCTCTAGTTCCTGCTCTAGGTGCTCGATTCGATAGAAAAGATGGGACTGTTTCTCTTCACTGATAGCCATGTTCTTGTCGATATCCTTCACGATCCCACGAAGTTCGTCAACAACAGTTTTAAGCTCTACCGTGCTTTGTTCTTGGTCTTGGAGTGTGGACTCAATTTCCTGTAGTTTAAGGAGTACTTGTTGGTTGTTCACTAAAACCCCACCTTTCTGTTATATCCCAAAAATACTTCTACGTTTTTCGACCCTATCACACTCGGTATCGTAATTCTCCATAAAGTGTACCAGTACTTCTCTTCCATCCTCATCCTCTATCTGTCCGTATTCTGAGTCCGTATTAATCGCAAACACGACCTTACCATGCTCTCGTAAGTCCAACTCAATGCGTACCCAATCGGACTGTTCTGCTTCGATGTATTTAAAGGTAAAGTCCATTAGGAGACCTAATGACAATAGCCTGTGAATGCTGTACATATGGTAGCTCGATCTGTTACTGTTTATCATATTGCCTACTAGGTCACGAAATTCTGCCTTTAAATTAGGTTGATGTTTATTCCCTACTACGTTCATCTTCAATCTCCTTTCGTTCTCTATTATTCATAAGGGCAGTCGTAACTAGTAAAAGTAGTAAGCCGTTTTTAATAGTTATGGTTTGGTACATCTCACTCCTGTATAGGATCGTATCTGATATAATAGAGATATAAACTAGTGTGATGAATGCAAGAGCTTTAATTGTCGGAAACAGTAGCTTAAACATTATCCCCTTGTGTAGGATAGACGCAGTTATATATGAAATATACGAAGTAATAATATAGAAGATAAGGGTGAAAGTAAGCGATGTAACTAGGAGTATCATGGCTTCACACCCTCTTCACTTTATTAATCCCTATTAATATAAGACTTTACAGTGTATTTTTTCGATAATCCTCTATATTAAAGGTATAAATTATTTTCTCAAGTGGGGGTTATCGAAAATGAAGAAATATAGTAAACATGTGTACCTGAAAGTTATGTTAATTCTCTTAGCAGAAGCTCTTGCCATTGCGATTACAGATTTCGCAGTAAAATACGGTATGCCGATTGAACACACAACACTATCCTACGTTGTATGTGGTGCTCTATTAGCTTTTATCGTGGTTGGCTCATACGACTATATCATTCGCAAAGGGGAACAGAGAGCACAGCAGGAGCGTCAGAGTTTGGTCAATATTATGATGCTTCGATATAGTCCGAAGGGCAGAGACCATAGACCATAATTCAGAAAAGGTAGGTGCTTAGAATGTTTGGATTTACAGAGCAGGAATTGGAACGTTACAAGGATTTAGTACAGACGTATGCAATTAGAGACTTAGCGGCCGATATTGTACACGGTGCAGGGTTAATCGTAGAGCT